CACTGATTGCTCCATCGAAACTTAGAACGATGGTATTCAAGAGCCCGATTCACAGCAGTAATAATTTAGATGTATATGAACAACCAATAAAAAGTCATACTTATGCCCTCATTGCCGATACTGCACAAGGGAAAGGTGCGGACTATTCTGCGTTTAATGTATTCGATGTTTCTGAAATGCCGTATAAACAGGTAGCAAAATATAGAGACAATACCATTTCCCCCATGCTGTATCCGAATGTGATTTACAATGTAGGACAAAAGTATAATATGGCTCATGTCTTAATTGAGGTTAATGATATTGGAAGTCAGGTGGCCGATACTCTTCATTATGATTTAGAGTATGAAAATATTATGATCATTACAATGAGGGGAAGAGCGGGACAACAAATCGGTGGAGGATTCGCAAAAAATATTCAGTTGGGGCTCAGAACGAGTAAACAAATCAAAAGAATTGGATGTGCCACTTTAAAGGATTTGATAGAACAAGATCAATTAATTATACCAGATTTTGATACAATTAGAGAACTTACAACCTTTGCCTTAACAAATAATACGTATCAAGCCGAAGAAGGTTCACACGATGATCTTGCAATGACCTTAGTAATATTTGGATGGTTAGTTCAACAAAGATATTTTAAGGAGCTAACAAACATGGATATCAGAAAAAAAATGTGGGAAGAACAAATGGAAACTTTAGAACAAGATATGTTACCATTTGGGCTTATAGATGATGGTAGAGAAGAAGAAACCTTTAAGGATGATAAAGGTACTGTATGGACGGTGGATGATGATGAAGCTAGGAGGCTATATTACTAAATGGATCTATATTTCCAAAATTAACTTCAGTTGGTGGATTATTTATTTCACCAATTAAATCATCAATTTTGTTAGATAGATCTGGCCTTTCCTTTTTTAATCTATTTAAAAAACTAATAGAGCCAGTAACTAATTGATCTGGATGAATAGTTAATCTTTTTCCTATTTTTCTTTTATTGGATACTTCAAGGTGTTTGGGATTTACACAAGATGGATTGAAACAGGTTTGTGTAACTACTTCACTAGGTGCCAGTTCACCTCGTAATGCAGAAGTTGATGAAAAATTCCCATACATCATAAAAGCATATCTACTAGCGGGTATAGTTCTTCCCAGAACAGAAAACATTCCATGACCTGTCTTATTTTTAGAAGCAAGCCAGATATGACACTCTGTATATTTTTCAGAACGATCAACTTTATTAAGAAATCGTTCTTTTATTTTTTCGTGCTCTATTAGTTTATATTTGTCCATATTAGTATTCTGTATATTTATGATATTACTTTATATTTATGATTTTAGAGAACTGTAAAAAGATAAATAAATGTAATATGGTATAATAAATCCATAAACCACAATCTTTCAACTTATAATAGGAGAGATAAGATGCCTTTTACAATTAGTCCAGGCGTTGTAACCAAAGAAATTGATTTAACTACTGTTGTTCCTGAAATTTCCATGACGGAAGGAGCAATTGCAGGACCCTTTAAATGGGGCCCCGCAGTTGATCGTACAACAGTATCTAATGAATCTGAATTAGCAGGGACCTTTGGGAAACCTAATGCCGCAACATATAAAACATGGTTTACTGCTGCAAGTTATCTCGCATATTCGGGAAATCTTAAAGTAGTTCGCGCTGTGCACACAACCTCAAATAATGCAGCGATGACCACTGCACTGCAGGTGAATAATGATGAGGCCTATGAAAATACATACGATCCAGACATGGGTGGAACACCAATCACTACCGCTGGAGCATTCATTGCAAAATATCCAGGAGATCTAGGAAACACATTAAGAGTTTCCATGTGTGGTGCAACAAGAGGAAACACAAATTCAGACGGAACACTTAACAGTAATTCAGATGTTTCGCCTACTTGTACTTCTGCAGTATACACACAAGCTAATACTACTCTTTTAGGAGTGGGAACAACCTTTTCGAATGATTTGACTGCTGGTGATACTGTCACAATTAATGATAAAGTAATTTCAATTACTTCTATTACATCTAATACAGTTTGTGTAGCAATTTGTGCAGAATCAACAGTTGCAAATACTGGAGCGTATACACGTAAAGCACGTTCCGCTTTTGGTCAGGCAGCAGGACTTATGGTTGGAACACTTGCATGTTCGGCTAATGGAACTACATTAACTGGAACAAACACTAACCTTGCTATTCAATATAAAGTAGGTGATCTTGTTAAACTTGTTGGAACTACTGAAGAACGTAAAGTTTCCTCAGTTACTAATTCAACTTCAATGATAGTTACAGAACCTTTTGCAAATGCCGCTTCAGCAAATACTCACTCACGTAGATGGGAATATGCAGATGCTTTCGATAGTGAGCCTGTTACTTCAGCACACACCAAACGAAACAGCGGAAACTATGATGAAATTCATGTTGTTGTCGTTGATGAAGATGGAGAAATTACTGGAGCAAATAATACAGTTCTGGAAACATATACTGGATCAGTTGCCGGTGGAGCCAAAGGTGAAGATGGCCAGAGTATTTACTACAAAGATCTAGTAAATCGTGGTTCAAAATGGATTCGCTGGATGGATCATCACTCAGATGGTGATGCTGACGGACTACTTGATAGTGGAACAACCGCTTGGGGTGGAGTCGCAACCGGAACATTTAACGGTAAAGGAATTATCGTTTCTGGAAGTCTAACTGGTGGAACTGCAGGAACTGCAGCAACCGCTGCAAATATTCAGACAGCTATGGATGAATTCAAAAACGCAGAAGAAGTAGATGTTACTCTTCTGATGACAGCTGATGCAACGGCCGCTACTGCTATTCATGCAATTAATAATATTGCAGAATATCGTAAAGATTGTGTGGCATTTATTTCACCAACTCAAGCAAATGTTGTTAATAACGCAGGAAGCGAAGTTGATGATATTGTATCATTCCGTAATTCAATGCCGAGTTCTTCATACGCAGTACTTGACTCTGGATGGAAATATATGTATGACAAATACAATGATGTGTACAGATATGTTCCATTGAACGGTGATATTGCAGGATGTTGTGCATTTACAGACCAATCCCGTGATCCTTTCTGGTCACCAGCTGGTTTAGATCGTGGTAATATTCGAAATGCAATCAAACTTCCTTTTAATCCGAATAAAACACAACGGGATAGTCTTTATAAGAATGGGATTAATCCAGTTGTTGGACTTCCTGGAAGTGGAATTCTTCTTTTCGGAGATAAAACACTATTAGCAAAACCAAGTGCATTTGATAGAATCAATGTACGAAGGTTGTTTATCCTTTTAGAAAAATCAATTGCTAATATGGCAAAATCCTTCTTGTTCGAATTCAACGATGCGTTTACTCGTTCAAGATTTACTGCTACCGTAGAACCTTTCATGAGAGATATTCAAGGAAGGGGTGGAGTTCAAGATTTTGCTGTAGTTTGTGACGATAGCAATAATACAGCGGAAGTTGTTGATCGAAACGAATTTCGTGGCGATATTTACATTAAACCTTCACGTTCAATTAACTTTATTCAACTACAATTCGTAGCAGTACGTTCTGGTGTAGAATTTAGTGAAATTATTGGATAATATAATACTGTATAAATAGTAATATACATAAAAGATGGGGGAAGACGATGGCGTCCGAAGGGTGCACTTGCAAAAATAGGCTCCCCCATTTACTTTTAACATAGTCATCGGCGCGGAAGCGTAAAGGAGAAATAATGGCATCATTTTCAATAGACAGTTTTACCTCAAAATTAAAAGGTGGTGGAGCATTAGCCAGTTTATTCGAAGCAGAACTAACTACTTCCAAAGGAACTTCAGATCAATCCGCAAGGGATGATTTTAAGTTTTTATGTAAAGCTACAACTTTACCAGGTGATACAATTGATGTAGCAACCGTTACATATATGGGAAGACAAATAAACATCCCCAGTAATCGTGCAGCAGTTCAATGGACAACTACCGTTTATAATGATGAGGGTATGGAAATTAGAAATAACATTGAAAGTTGGATGGAACAACTTAATTCTCATAAGTCAAATCTAAGAGCGGCAGCTATGACTAAGATTAATAGTTATACTGGAACTTTAAAAGTCAGAACATTTGGAAAAAGTTCAAGCACTCGATACACGAAATCTTATGAGTTCATGGATGCATGGCCTTCTGCAATTGGTGAAATTACAGTTGATTGGGAAACTAATGATATCCAGACCTATGATATAACATGGGAATTCAGTTATTGGAGATCCGCCGATAGTAGAGTTGGACTTAATTAATTGATAATGAAAGAAACAATTTTATATGGGAGTGGAGCAATCTACTCCCATTTAACCTATTAGGAAGAATGTATGGCAGTTGAATTATTTGGATTTTCTATAGGAAGAGTTGACAAAGACGCAAAAAATAAGAGGTCTTTTGCACTTCCCGAACCAGAAGATGGTGCACTTGAAGTCGGCCCCGCCGGTGGAGCATATGGAACATATGTCGATCTAGAAGGTGTCGCAAAAAATGAACAAGAATTGATCCGAAAATATAGGGAAATGGCAACATTTCCTGAATGTGATCAAGCAATAGATGATGTTGTTAATGATGCTATAGTTGCAAGTAGGGAAGAATCTCCTGTCAGCATTAACCTAGAAAAATCTAATCTATCAGATAATATTAAAGAAAGTATAAAGGATGAGTTCGTAGAACTAATTCGTTTGCTGGATTTTCGAAAAGTTGGATTTGAACTGTTCAGAAAATGGTATGTTGATGGTAGATTATATTTTCATATTATCATTGATAATAAAAACCCCAAACGTGGTATATTAGAACTACGCCCAATAGATCCCCTTAAAATAAAAAAGATTCGACAACCTAAAGTTGTTCAAGGACCACAAGGACCAGAATTAGATACTGCTGAATTTCAAGAATATTATGTGTTCAATGAAAGGGGTATATCAGGCGGTAGCGGAGGCGCCACAGTTCAAATTTCTAATGATTCTATTTCTTATGTTCATTCTGGTATATTAGATGCTGATAGAAAAATAGTCCTAAGTCATCTCCACAAAGCAATCAAACCCCTTAATCAATTACGAATGTTAGAAGATGCCGTGGTCATCTATCGTATTTCACGTGCTCCTGAACGTAGAATTTTCTACATTGATGTTGGTAATCTACCTAAGATCAAAGCAGAACAGT